ATAAGAGTCTGTATAAGTACGCTCCAGATAATGCATCAACTATTAAAACTTGGTGCATTGCAATACCGGAGGACACATAATGTTTAAAACAGAAAGAATGTTTTTGTTTGTTTGGGCAGTAGCTATCATAGTACTAGCAAGTTCTATATACGCTATATCAGAAACGATTATAACTGACAGCACAACAAACTCTACAGTAGATAGTAATTTAAAGTCTACGACAACAATCAACTCTCCACCACCCTCAGCTATCTCACCTAGTCTTAGTATGTCTAACTCTGACCTGTGTACAGTAGGTGTAAGTGGTGCAGTACAGACACAGATACTAGGTATCTCTGCAGGTAAAACTGTACGTGATATGAACTGCGAGAGACTAAAGAATGCTAAGGTACTATATGATATGGGTATGAAAGTAGCTGCAGTAAGTGTTATGTGTCAAGATAAAAGAATATTTTCGAGCATGCTTAATGCTGGAACTCCCTGTCCATTCGATGGACTTGTAGGTTCACCAGCTAAACAAGCTTGGCTTAATAACCCTCATCTAGTACCCGGTGCTAAATCTGGAAATAAAAAGGAGTGGAGTGATGATGACAAGAACACTGCAAAAGGTGCCGCTGGTGTTGGCGGTTTGCTTGCATTCCTCCTATTGCTTCTCTGATGTAATATACGAAAGGACTGATAATGTAGCAAAGACTAGTTATGTTTGGAATATGTTAAGCGTACTTCCACCTGAAGCTGGTCTAAAAGTACAAGGGGTATACCATAAGTATACTGTTACAAAAGATACTGATACAAATGCTACAGTATCTATAGTTAATAAGTATAGTGTTGGTGAAGGTAATATATACGAAAGACATGATAACTGGGATCAAATACCCGGTAATACTAAGATAGGGTTTGATGTTGTTAATCCTTCGTTGGGTACATCGTGGGGTGCAGGTAGTATAAGTTCTACAGGAGATGCGACGTTAAGCGATGTAACAATCGCGTATAACTATATGTATGATACATGTGCTATTCCTTTAACAGATCCTTCTTGCCCTACTTATAAAGATGCTTTAATGAAGTACTTACTTGATAACGGATTAATTAATGGTCAAGCGGATATAAATGATCCTTACTACGATGAGTGGCTTAAGTTCCAGTTAGAACGTAAGGCTGATATTAAAGAAAAAGAGGACGCTAAAGAAGAAAAGAAAGCTGAAGAAGAAAAGAAAGAATCAGAAATCGAGACTGCTCTTGCAGTTGCTGGTGCTGCTATAGAGATGGCAGATCCAACACGTCAAATGTTAATGATGGTTCAGATGGCTTCAGCAGGGACATTAGATGTATACTACGATGCTACTATAGAAGGTGGTACGTATAATGAAACAATAGAATTAACAGATGGTATTATTATAGATAATTTTAAAGCACTAAGGAACTTAGCGCAGGATAAAAATCATAATATAATGGTGCGTTCTCAATACGACAAATAAACGGAGACAACAATGGATATAAAAACAATAACAACATTAGCGTTCTTGATGCCAGCGAGTGCTGCATTAGCAGTAGACTCACCTATTGGTGGAACCGTAGCACCTAAATGTAGTGTATGGACGGAAACAACTGGTGTCTATGGGCATCCACTTCCGTACAAACTATCAACTCTTCCAGCTGATGGTGGAGTAGTAGCATCTATTAGAGTAGATGTTGCACAGGCTGATTACTATAAGACTCGCTTTACACACCCTGCTAGTTTTTCATCTAGCCCTACGTTAACCGATGCGGTTGCATGGACAGGTAGTACAGTGGTAGGTGTAGTAGGTGTGGCAGGTATGTCAGCTTACGAAGCAGCTAAGGTTACATATAACAATGTAACAGAATTTAACATGACACTTGCAGGATCAACATGGTTTTCTGTTGCATCTACAGCTAGTTATGGTAGTACTAAGTCACTACCAGCAGGTAACTATACGGCTATTATAAAAGCAGAATGTATAGCAAAATAATATTAACACTCTGTTTTATGTGCATAAGCTTTAGTAGCTATGCTCACGAAATGACTCCAGCTTACTTTAAGTTAAAACCTTCATATATAAAAGATGTATCAGTTACTTCTATGAAGTTGTTTAATAGACGAGAGGATGTGGAGTATTACGACATTGAGGTATTCACATTTGATTGGAAACCAATTCCATTCGCTTCAGAATACAAAACAATAAATATAGGATATCATAAATCAAAACTATTTGATGTATACATTAGAGATAGTGATATAAAGAAAGTAGTTTATATATGTACACAATCAAAACTATTTAAAAGTAAAGATCAGATTACATTAATAACTTCGAGGATTTGTTCAAAGATAAGGTAAAGTATATGAAATATTTACAATCAAAAGAACGAGCTGCAAAGATGATGTATATACGTATGTGGGTAAAGACCACTGTGTTTATACTTCTTGTTTTTCTTTTGTTCGCTTGTTCGACATCTAGTTATGTAAAGGCAGACTCAACATCTAACTCATTGAGTTTGTCTATACCTAACTCTAGTACAAGTTACCAAGCTGATAAGTTTAGAGCAGGAGAGTTAGACTGTAGTAATGCTATAGGATCTGCAACACAACTTGAGTTTGGTGTTACAGGTATTATACAAGGTAGTAGTGGTAGTAGACAACAAGTTGGTGATATTGGAGTATACTCTAAGATAACTATTCCTCTTGGAAAAAGAGCAAAGAATAGAATTGATTGTAATCGTTTATACGAACTTGAACTTCAGATTAAACAATTAGAAGTAATGAAACTACAACAAGAGATAAACCAATTAAGAAGTTTATCCTTTGAGAACTAGGAGGATAATATGGCAGAGGTAGAGATTGGTGGAGCTACTATAAAAGGCGGTAAGCTAATGCTAGTTATACCAATTGTTTCAGCACTAGGTGGTGGACTATGGGGTGGTTTTGAATTCTATAAAGACTACATGGATATGAAAGAGATCATACAAAATATTGATACAGATGCTATTGAGGCACGTAACAATATTATCGAGACAAAATTAGAAAGTGCAATAGATTACACACGAGATATTAAAGATGACTTAAGAGAAGACATCATGAAGATGGAAGGATACATTGATAAGATAGATTCTAAAGTTGAGAAGTCTGTAGATAGTGTTAAGGATACTAAGACACTAATAGACGCATCCTTAGAGAATATGTTGAGTTCAATGAACCAACTACAAAAAGATACAACATCATCTTTAAGAGAAGTTGAATCGTTAAATCGAGAGACTGAGAAAGATGTTAGGAATACGATGAGAGAAACTGAAGATAGAATAGATTCTAGTATGAGACAACTAGAGGAAAAGTTAACCAAAAGGTTACAAGAAGCTTTAGATAATCCTCTCTCGGATTAAGAGTTTCCGCAATGTCCTCACGACTCCGGTGGTAGTCAGCGGATAGACCACCACATAATTAGGCGAGTAGCCTGTTAGATTGTTAGAACCTAGGAGGGTTGCTATGTCGAGATATATACAAGAGTCTTTAGAGACTGAAGAAGAACCTAAAGAAAAAGAAAGAGAAATGCCAAAAGCAGGTAAGTATTCTATTGAAGATTTAGAGTCTACTAAAACACCAATATGGTCGAGAGGGTCAATGAATGGCTAGTACAGGATATAAAGAAAAAGTAACAGATGAACAACTACTTAACTTAATAGAGTCAGGTATAGCTAACACATCAGGCGATTGGCTTAACTCATCAGACTTACAGAAAGAACGTCAGAAGTCTACATACGAATATGCAGGTATCGCACAGATGCACCTAGCTCCGGCTGGAGTTTCCTCTATTGTTGACTCATCTACCACAGAAGTGGTGGAGGCTTATACTTCTGTACTGTCAGATTTATTCCTATCTAACCAAAAACTGGCAAGGTTTATACCTATAGATGATAATGCATCCTCGTATCTACAAGCAAGGAATGCATCTTTACTTACAAACTACGCTTTGTTTAAACAGAATAAAGGGTGGGAAGTATTACAGACTTGGTTTAAATCAGCATTACTCTGGAAGAATAGTATAATCAGATGGGACTATGTAGAAGACCATCAATATAAAATAGAAGAATATGAAGAGATAGATCAAGATAGATTAGATGTACTATTATCTGACGAGAACGTAGAGATAGTAGGAGATCTAGAATTTGAAAACAAGTTTGGTGAAAGTGATCCTTTTGGGGGAGCAGAACCAGATGCAAAACTGATCTATGTCAATGTTAGAACAAGACGTAAGATAGATAAATCTAGAGTTAAAATAGATAATATCCCACCTGAGTCATTTAGAATATCTCGTGATGCAACATGTATAGAAGATGCTTCTTTTGTTGGTATGCAATCTGAGATGACTAGATCAGAAATACGAAAGTATTGGCCTGATGTAGCTTCTAATATTGACGATGATGAATGGGATGAATTAGGTGATGATGAAAACTGGTTAGGAGCTAGTGGATACTCTGAAGAAGTTGCTGCTCGTAAGCATGTAACTGGACAAGAGTATTGGAAAGGAGCTAATAGTGCTACACACGAATTAGAAGCTAGTAGACAAGTTATAGTAACTGAATGCTGGATAAGTGTAGATAGGGACGGTGATGGTATTGCTGAACTTAAACATATTATATCTGCAGGTAAACATGTCTTATTAGAAG